GCACTGCGTGCAGTCCATGTTTGTTGACTCCTTGAAATATCTCCCCCTCAAAAGGATGAGGTTGGGACATCAGGGTGCCACCATCCATGAGCTATACGAAAGCTCCATCTGGGCAACTAAGCCCTGTGACTGCTAGTTACTAAGCAGCCACCCATCGGCGTTTCAGTGCTACAGCGCCGTGCTGTGCGGATCTCTCTAGGTGCTTATGGTCCTTAACTTGAGGGTTGACAATAGAGTCAATCTTCTTATTAAGGCTTAATAAGCATTTCATGAGAGCACCGTATCCCTCCAGTTTATCAGTGCGATAAACTGGCTCTGCAATCCAAGCTCTTACTTCAGAGCGTTGGAGATTCACATTATACCTTTCGGTAGTATGTGAATGCAGAGAGACACGTCCAAGCGCTTGACTAGTCTCAGCTATATTCGGTAATTTACCGAGTATAGATTCGCATACCCTAAACATGTATGCGCTAGTTGAAACGTAACCTTTCCTTTCGAAATGGTTAGCCGTTTCAACCCATGAGATAAGCTCTGACGCTTGCCGCTTGTTGTTAGGACGCAATTTTCTAATGTATGTGGGTGTTACTTCCACACCATTATACGCGTCCATGCCACAAGACTCTCTGAAGTTTCCACTCCAGAAAGACTTGGACATATTTACCTTGCAACAGTACTTTTGCAGGTAACTAACAACAACTGTCGCCCATTTACGAGGTATGATTATATCATCCCCGTAAACGTACACATTTCGCGATACTAACATCACATTGCGAAATGTGACAGGAAGGTTCTGTTCCTTCAATAGAGCCCCTACACAAATGGTGTAGAAGTACATGGACTCTATAGGGAAACAGAGAGCACTACCCATGGATGCGAATTTCCGGAGAGGGCCGATAACTCGACCATCCGGAAGTTTCGCACGGGTCGATCGGCATGAATCAATAGCGTCCTTTAAATCAGGATAGCTATTGAACATGCTCAATGCAAGATCGCTTAAAACACGATCACTTGCATCGGATAAATCAATTGTTGCCAATTGACCATCGATCGAACTCCTCATTGCGAGCATTCTGTTAATAGATTGGTCAGTGAAATTCACATGACCAGCTGTTAACGGAAGTCTTTCGATCCTATCATACAGATAAGCTCGAATTGCTTGCTGCGTGTATTGCATGCAGCAGGGCTCTATAGCAATGATTCTGGGTCCTTTCTGAGTCTTTGGAACAGGAGTAACCCTTACAGGTTGCTCATGTTCTTCAGCCACAATCAGTACATTCTCGAACTCCCTTGATTGATAACTACCTAATGTAAAGGCGGTATCTATTAAGGGGAAGTATGGTTCGAGCCGATTGTGCCAGTACTGCCAAACATGTTTCTGATTTCCAGAAACACGCTCAGCAGTTGCTCCTGGTCCATGCTTAGGGATAAGATCTCTGATATTACAATCAGAAAAATCATTCCATAGCACCTGAGAAACTCGATCGAATAGATCGCGATTCTCATCCAAAAGCCTGAATTCAGAAAGGTCGTGTTCAACTTGGATGAACGAATCAATGGCAGATTGCACTCTATCTTGAGTGCAATCCATCTCGAGCTTCTTGAAGGCGTAGGCGACCTGCCTAATACCTTCAATGCAAGAGATATCCAAATGTTCTTCATCTAAGATCCTCCCTGTAACTCGATCAAAGACGTGGCTGAGCATACCTTGCAAAAAAGCAGGGATTGCTCCAACTTTCTTAAAACTACGGAAAGCTGTTGAGCCAATACACCCGTCGGCAAGGCTTCTTTCGAAGTCTTTACCAAAAGCGGGTAGGGTTATCGTTAAAAACGATAACCCTTCGTCTTTGATCCGTGACGTAATTGTCACCACGTCACGTAAAGCGGGTTGAGCAGCGACGCACTTGATGAAAGCATCTTGGTAGATGCATTTCATCAGTTCCAATTGATTCCTTACGTGGCTTTTCATGTAGCCTCCATAAATTGGGGGTCGACATCCAGCCACGACCCTTGCCTGTCCCCTATAATGGGGATCCAAGCAATCACACTCCGAAGCGTAAAGAGGGAGTTTCCTCCCTCTTTACCTCAAAGGACTGTTACGACTCCACTTTTGGTGGAGACGTGCCCGGCCAATCTTTTGCAAGGTTGGACGAGCCAGTTCGCTCAAATTCTCTTCTGAGAATCTGAGCAAGAGCTTCCAGAACTAGCAATATAATGGTTTTCCACATAACTGCTAATGCTGAGAAGCTAACACTTTGAGAACATTAGCTTCGGAAAGCCAACCTAAAAGGCCGGCGCAGACATCGTAAATCGCATCATCGGCGAACCCGAATTCGGGTTCATCAATGACGAGATAAATCCCGAGACTCTTATACTCATTAACTGAGCTGAGAGGATCGGCGGCGACAACACGTTTGTCGACGCGAACCATGCGACGAGTCCGTTTTCCGGACTCCTGATGAGATACCGTAAAACGGTATACTTCATCAGCTGTCGCATATTCCGATTTCAATCCGTCGGCCTTAATAAGGGCCAAAGATTGTGCTACGGAGTCTACTGTGATTGATTGGGGATCGGCAAGTGCCATGGTGAACCTCCTGAAACAAGAAAGGAGTTAAGCTGTGGACCACCCTGCATCTTTTCCAAGGATACAGGGCATTGACGATCCAAAGCATGGGTACTACCTGCGTGGGATTTACGCTCCAAGCTTAAGCCTGGAGAACCCTAAAGCAGATAGTATAGACCATTGACGACCGGTAAAATCATCCGGGTCAATGTTGAAACCAAAGGGGGCAGCATGCCGTCTGGTCTTCACAACACAATTGCGAGACCATTCGAATTCATTATTGTACGGGCCCTTGTGATGGACCCGTGATCTGTTGACAAGTTCATCATCAGACCTTTGCATAATGAAAGCATACTGTGCCGTTAGGTTGTCTTCTTGGGCACTAGTGTAATTGGCGATGTTATCGCCTACATTAGTAACCCAATCAGCCAACCATGACCAAGGAGTGAGATTCCAGATGAGAGAGGGATTAATTGTGGCACCGTAAACACGCAGAGTATTCTGCACCTTATTCCAAGCCTTATCAGGCTCTTCATAAGACGGTACCCAATAGCGAAATTTTCCACTGAACCAAGTTCTAACTACATTTCTGTAGAAGATCTTGGAAGTAGAATATTTGCCCCCCTCCGGCACAGAGCCGCGACCCTCAATGATACCAAAAGCTCCATGATTCGGGTAGACATAGGCGGATGTATTGCCCATATCTGTACTCGTATCAATGAGAATGGTACCAGCGGGATCTCCATCTAGACTTACTAGGCCAGACCTTCTCACCCAGCGACCATTATCACGTGATAACTGCGCTATACGCGCATCACATGACTTGACAGTTTTACCAAACTTGTCTAGGTCGTTGAGGAAAGGTTTCCACCCAAATTGGGTGTTCAGGAAGTGGTCCGCGACTTTACCAACCATTTGTAGGCCGGTAAGCCGTCCACCCATGGATCTCCACACATCGTGGAATCCACGTCCTGTTGTCTTCAGCATACCTGGTATTTCTTTGCTTTCGCCAAGAAATACACCCAGATCCGCTGAAGCCGCTTTAGGCTTGAATTTATTCCAAGCCTGCGGGCCTAGTCCTCTTCCGTCACCGTACGCACCGGAATACTTTCCGGACGTACCTGCGTTCCGTAGGTCGCCGATATCAATAGTATTTGGCCAGTTATTTGGTACATAACCACCAATATACTCTTGCTCGACGCCCCCATAGGGAACCCGACCTATATAGGTCCGGTTTCCTCTGATGGACGCATCGCACACCGAATTGTACGACGAGAACGG